CAGGAACACCTTCGGCTTGTACTCGCCCTTCTTCCCCACATACCAAGACGCCCGATACAGGGCGAGTTCTTTGTGGAGTTCCTTGAGCATTTCCATCCACTCCGGCCACTCCCCGTCACGCATCGCACGCGCATACGGAGAATCCGCAGATTTGGGATGCTCAAGCAGAACCAGCAGGCGGCGAGACGACATGCGTCCTGTGTGCCAGTCGAGGATGTCTAGGCCGCGGTCGATCAGCTCGGCTTCTATCGCGGTGGGTTCCTGACGCCACACCGCGATGGCGAGCTCAACTTTTGGGGTCGGACTTCTGACGCTCCTCAAGCGCGAGACGCTGCTTAGCCCACACCAGTTCGATTTCGTTGAACAGGATTCCGCCGGCCTTCGCCCGCGCCGCACCGTCCTCGCCCCACAACACAATCGCCAACCGTTCAGGCCAGGACGGTTTGACCCGCTCCCCCTTCTTGCCCTTCTCTGTGGTCTTCGCCCAGCGGTGCGGATACACGAGTTGACCCTTCGCGATCAGAGAACCGTTCGGCGCCAACACGTCCGGGTCATGCTCGTAGCAGGTGCGCATCTCGTCCTGCAAATCATCCCAGCGTTCCTGCTGATCCAAGTCGAACAGGTCTTTGTGGGGGATCTCGAACACTTCCCCGTCGGGATACTCCTGTGTGGGTTTCGCGCGCCGGAACTCACTCTTGAGGAACCCGTACGTTCCCTCGGAGGCTTGCGCGCGCGCATCGGCGGCGTTGATGACGTGCCGCTTCTTGACGTCCTCGGAGATTTCGTTGTCGGACACTTTGGGCTTCCTTTCGGGCTTGGCGACAGAAATGGCGGCTCACCGGGCGGGCGCTAGCCCAGGGCGGCCGCCAAACCGCCCCACGCCCACCCGGTGAGGTCTTAGTTACGAACCTTCGGAGTACTGGGCGTCCCAGCCGGGTCCGCCGAACCACACACCGAAATAGCCGGGAACCAGAGGCGGGCTACCGACCCCGTCCCACAGCGGATCAGGGCGCATGAAGTACTCGTTCGGCAGCACCTTGTAGGTGAGGTCCGCGGTGTCCGGGTCGGTCTTGGACCGCTGCTTCGACGCCTGCGAGTCCAGCTTGCACGCCGGGTAACCCTCGAACCGGTAGATGAACCCGCCCGAAGTGCGGCGCGCATACAGCAGGCCGATCTGATATTCGGCGGTGGCCTCCAAATCGACCGTGGGGCCGGAGAAGTAGTCCGGCTCACCCGGCAACGGCACCAAAGGTGTTCCCGCGCTGTCGCACAAGGGGAGTTCATCTTCGAGGCGGTGGATCAGCGGGTCCGCCGTCTCCGCCGCCACAAACCGAACCGTGTACGCCTTCTCCGTGGTCTCCGAGTCGACCGGGAACTTCGACTGCAACACCATCATGTCGTCGGAAGTGGTGTCGGGTTCACGCTCAGCGCCACCATCATCGGTCTGGGCGCCGACACGGAACCACCCGTCGTTAGCGGCGGCCACATACTCGAACTTGCCGCTGACCCGCTTACGGATCAGCAGGTCGTCACGAGGCTGACCGTCCTGCGCGAACGGCGACCAGTTGATCGCGCCCAGTGAAGTGAACGGGGACATGTCCGTGGCAGAACCACGGTTATCGCGGATGAACACCGCCTGCGCGCCGCCGCGCTCAATGAAGGGGCGATGAATGTCGAGGAATCCGCCGGCTGACATTGTCGTGCCGACTGCTGGCTGCGTCATTTAGTAGACGCTCCTTTCGGGAAGGGGTGAACCGGACGGCATCCGGCGAATAGGGACGGGCTAAAGGTGATGCAGGCGGAATCGCGGGGGTTGCCGCGACGTTTGTGTTATTCGGCGGTTACTCCGCCGTCGAGGGTGCCGCCGAAGTGGTGGGCGGTCTTACCCATCGGTGCATGCTCAGTGGTCGGTCCCGGCTCCCCGGTTCCGAACTCGATGAGGTGCGCTTTCCAGTCGGTAGCAACCACTTTGCGCGCTGGTAGCCCGTTCACCGGGTCGGCTTTTCGGACTTCGATGCTGGCCGCGTAGGCGCCAGTCCTGACGGGCGCCTCGCTTCGCGCGTGGTCTCGGACTTCCTCAGCGAACGCTTGAACACCGGCCTCCACTTCAGCGAGTCCGCGTATCGCTTGCTCGAGTTCTCGCTGAATGTCAGACATAACTCAAGCCGATTTCGTAGCGGGCGACGTATCTGGTCACGTTGGGGTCGGAGTACTCAACCTCAATCGGGTTCATCACCGTCTTGCAGTAGTCAACGTTCACCACATCGCCGCTCCCGATGAGGGTGATGGTGGTGAGCGGGTTACGCGTCAGCACCGACATGCGGCGATGGGTTTTCTGGGATTCCTCCACCGCCGCTTCAGGAGTAGCGGCGAAGGTGTGCACCGATACGACCGCCGTATCAATGCACAACTCGGGATCATCGGCCCCGGCGATGCGCGTCACTAGACGGAACGGAATGGGATCACCGGCTTTGCGTCTAGTGCCGGCGCGGCCTATCTCCTTCAGCCACGAAACCACCACCAGCTCTGCGCTGGGCGCAATATCTGGGGTGAGTAACGGGCTGCTCACGAAACCCGCCGCAATTCAACGACTATTCCGGGCTTCCATCCGTGGAAGCCCAGAGTCCAGTCCTGCACCCCAACCACTTCGTATTCGTTCGAGTCGATGGTGAACTTGTCTTTCAGTGACACCGATGTTTTCGGTGCATACACGTCCAGGTCAGCCACTTGTGTTTCCGTGGAAGTTGTGGAGCCTTCTTCCACGGTGTGGGGTGCTACCGCTATCGCCCCGAACGGCACCGCATCGCCGTAGGACGGGCTGGTGTTTCCGAGGACACTTTCCGACTCCCCGTTGTACGGGGTTCGTGACAGCGTCAACGTGACGGGGAACATCACACTTCCTCGTCTTCGGGAAGCATGTCCACCATGTACGCCTTACGCACACCGGATGAGCACAGAGCGGCGAGGTCCCTGATTTCGTTCGGGTAGAACTGGGTTCGCCGTGACGTGGTGGATTGCTGACTTTGAAATGGGCCGGCTTGCAGTTGGGTGGATACCCCTGCGCCGGCTTCGTACCAGCGCAGAACTGCGGCGCGCAGGATGGCTTTCGCCGCTGCGGCTACGTCAGCACTGAGAGTTTCGTCGGCGAGGCAGGGGGCGACCCGGACAGCCAAAGCTAAAGCATCCGTGATGAGGATTTCCGCCTTCGCACCGTCTAAGTCGGTGACGAATGGGCTCAGATCGGATGTTTCAAGTTCGACTGCCACGGGTCACCCTTACCTGCTAGGAACCGTCGAGGGTGTAGGTGTACTTCACGAACGACTCGGCGTCGTGGCAGAGGAAGCCGTACTCGGCCTCAGCCAGGATGGCGACGAGGTTGTTCTCGAACAGCGACACCAGTTCACCGTTGAGGGTCACAGCGCCTTCGGTGGACACCCGGTAGTTGATGCCACCGACAACGCCCCACACGCACTTGGTCCAGTCGCCGCCGTAGCCGACGATGTCACCGGAGGCGACGTTGTCTCCGATGAAGCCGGGCCGACCGATGAGGCGACCGGGGCGAACCACATCAGCGGTTTCGGTGAGCGGGGTGTCGATCCACAGCGGGCGCCCGTTGGCGTCCACGTTGGACAGCATGACAGGCTCAGCGACAGCATCGAAGGCGAACCCGCGCAGCTTCTTACCGTCATTGGCGAGAAGCGACAGACCGGCCACGATGTCGGCGTAAGCACCCCCCTCAGCGGCGGTAGACACCCCCAGCTCGACCTCCTTGGTGGTTTCATCCACGTAGGCGTCGAACGGGGTGGAGGTGCCGTGCAGCGCGGCGGCGTCGAAAGCGACACCGAACGCCTCTGCGACATCGTCACGAAGAATCTGCATGTAGTTACCGGGGTTGGCTCGCACCACCTCAGCCGAAGACACTGAGATAGCGGCGATCTTCTTCGGGGCGATGGACGCCAGCGCGATTCCCGATTCGGTGGTCGGCTTCTTACCGGCCTCCGACACCCACGCTGCCGAAGCCTTCGTGGTGCTGTAGGGGATTTCCTGGCCGTTGATTCCCAGAGGAATCTGGCGGGCCAACTGCATGACGGTGGACCGCTTACGGGCCTCGTCAAAGTAGGGCTGGGCAATCTCCGGGCGCAGGAAGCCGGAGAAGGCTGACAACTGGGTTGCGTCGGTCTGAGCCATCGCAACCTCCTTTCAGGGTTACAGGCATCTACAGGGGGATGCCGAGTTTTCGTTTCAGCGAGACCTCAAGGTCGTCGCTGTTCAGCGCCGGCGGAGGTGCCGGTTGGCGGCCTTCTGCGGGTACGTAAAGCCCTTCAGGCTTTTTGTTCGCGGCGGCATACAGTTCCGCGAGGCGGGCGCCCTGTTGATCCAGGACGTCCGGATCTGTAGCGACGAGGAACAGTTCGCTGTCCTCTCTACTGATCTGATGCTTGGTGGCGGTCTCGAATCGGGAGGCCCGCTGTTCTGCTTCCTTAGCTCGGGCCTCGGCAGCCTGGGCGGCGGCTTCTGCCTGTTGCTCGCGGGACAAGTCTTTTGATTCGAGTTCAGTGATGCGCTGCTGCAGCGTCTTGAGGGACTTCTCTGCAGCGTTCGCGCGTCGCCGTTCGGCATCGAGTGCCTTTTTGCCACCCTCCCCGAGGGTTTCGTCAGATTCGCTCTGCGTCACTTCTGGGGATGTTGCAGGTGTTTCCGTTGTCGTACCGGCTTCTTCGGCCATTTTTCCTCCATCGCGGGGGTAACCACCGCCCATGTCGCATGGATGGTGGTCTAACTGCCCTACTGGCAGTGAGTTATTGGTTGGCGATCTGTCGCCACGCCGCCTGAACAGCAAGCGGCTCGGTGCTTCCGGCGTTGGCTACCGCTTTGACGTACTCGCCGTTCCACTTCTCGATGTGCGCCGGAGGGGTGTATTTCCCGCGCCGCACCTCAAGCGCGACACAGTTACCGTTGTCGTGGCATGACGCCATCGCGGACGCTCGTTTCCGGTACACCGCTCCCCGGGTGGCCATCATTCGACACCAGGTGCACGCGCTGGGTTTGGCGTCTATCGCCCATCGCGAGTTGGTGCGTTCTACGTTGATTCGCGTTGTTTCCCGCGATCCATCGAACACTGTCCTTCTCATAGACCCAACCAGGTTGTCCAAACCCTTGTCGCCCGTCGCGGTAAGCGCCCACCGGGCGTTGCTTTCCAACTTCTCCACAGAGGGTGGTTCCGCGGTGACCGCAATATACGGTGATGTGGGGTCGGACTCCTCGAACCATTCCGCCGCCATCAGCGACGACGCCTCCACATACGGGTCCACAATGACCGGGTAGCCATCGGTGATATATAGAGGGAACTCGTCGTTTGAATAGCGGCTGGCGTTGTCCCACAAGCCGGCTAGTTCAACGCTTGCGAGCCGGCTGAACTCCGCCAGCACGGCGCGCCGCTCAGAGGCCGGTACCGCCATCGTTTCGAGCCTGATTCACCAACGCCGACACCGCGGCCCTGCGCCGGTCAACCTGCAACCGTTCAATCACGGTTTGGTCGTAGCCCAACTCCTCAAGCGCGACATCGCTGTTCGCCAGCCACGGCATCGCCGCTATCTGCTTCGTCATAGCGTCAGCGCGGGCGGCCTGGCTTGGGGTGGCCGGGTTACGCCACTTAGCCCGAAGCCGCCGGTATTCGTCCGGAAGGTCAGAAACCTTGTCACGAATCATCAACGCGTTCTGCATCGCCCGCACCCATCCGACACCGAAACCCCTGTTGGCGAACTCAGCCTCCAACACAAGGTCCTTGTCAGCGCGGTCAATAGCGTCGGCGCTCGACGGGTTGTCCTGAACAATTCCCAGAGACCCGACAGCCAAGCTGGTTTCCGAGGAGAACAGGGTGGCCCACTGCCTGAGATGGTCAGTGTGAGGCTGCAGCGACATCTGCGGGAACTGCCCGACTTCTGGTTTGAAGTTGGGGTCCACGTCTTCATCAATCCTCGGGGGGTCCAACTGGAAGAACCTGCCCATGACAGCTTTCCACCCGCCACCACTGAACGCATCCTCGGGAATGTTCAGGCCATACCGTTGCGGGGTGGTGAAGAACTCGGCACCGATCTCCGACCGCACCACCGTCCGCAGGGCGGCATCCGTCAAATACATCACCGGTCGGGTGATGCGTGACCTACCGAAAGGGCGTCCCAGCCGGGGACGGTACACAATAGGCTCCATAGGAACCCGCTTCAACGGATTCTCGCGCCGCTCTATCGTCCACTTCCCGCCGAGAAGGTCGCGGGAAGCGATGACAATGGTTTCCGGCCGGTACAGCACCAGGTAGAGCGGTTCGCCCATGTCGGTGCGCTCAATGATGGACAGCCCCGACGAGAACGCTCTCTTGCGGGGGCTCCACAGCCCCGTCGCGTTGAAAGCATCCCGCACCGTGATAAGCACTTCCGGCTCACCGGAAGCGGTGTCACCGTTGATGGTGGTGACGAACGCACAGGAATGAATGAACGCCGAATCTTGAGCTTGTGGGGCCTCAATGTCGAGGCTGTTATCGTCCCACAACACATCCAAGCCGAGGTCTTGAGAAGACTGCCCGGGAATCACGAACCCATCGAGGTTGCACCTGCGGGATAACGAGTCGACAGCCTTCGCGGGCCACCCCAACACGGCATCGAAGTTGCGGAACTTCGGCGGGATGGAGATGCCCAGGTCTTCGAACAGGTACTTGCAGTCGTAGTAGTCGCTGCGCACCTTGTTCCGGGGGGACTTCGTTTCAATCTGGTGGATGAGCCCGTTGAGGTCGCTCTGCTCCTCGGGGCTGAGGTTTTGGATGTAGAGGGAGCCCAATCCGCCGTATTTCCAGACGTTCGGACCCGTAACGGGTGCACTCATGTCAATCAAACACCCGTACCTTTCGTTTACTGGCCCCAGATGTGACCTTGTGGCGTTTCGACGCCCCTCCGAGCGCCAACGTGGCCGCAACAATCGGGTGAATCACGCATGTGGGGTCTCGCCGGTCCCAACCCCACCCTCCGGCATCTCGGATGGCCCTCTTGCGGCCACCCTTCATCGCCTCAGTGACTGATTCCTGCATTCCATGGGTCAACTTGTCTGTTGACGCCCGGTTTTCAAACTCCCCGCAGAACGACTTCATGTCCCCAGCAGTGGAGACCCGCACATTCACTCTGCGCGCTTTCAACGCCGCTACGAGCGACGTTGCCGGGGATGCGGAGTCGATAACGACCTCCGTGCGACGCCCAGCCGCGGTGGAAATCCACTCCACTGCAGCTTCAGGGTCCGAGCCGGCCCATACCTCTTCGATATGTGCTGACTCGCCCTCAATCCAGCACGCCCCCACTGAAATCAGGCGGCCATGAGACATATCGACGCCCAACACGTCCGGGCGGACACCATC